TGAGCGAGCCAGTGTCCCTGTTTCGCCCGCTTTACCCGCTGCATTTTTAACGTCAGTAATTAAAACGGGGGTATTGAGTGGAAAGGCTTTTTCGTCTGCATCATCGGCAGTACACACCATTCCCACGATTGCGGTGCTGATGGTGCGAATAGGTCGCGTGCCTTCATTGAGTTCAATCACTCGCACGCCGTGGTGATAATCTTGAGCCATTACTTAGCGTCCTCTATTTTGCAATGGCTCAATTTTGGGTTTGTGTTAACGCAAATGCACGAAATGGGCGTTGTGTAGGGGATGAAACAAAGCCCCGTTGGTCGGGGCTCAGAATAGATTAATGTTATTCGGGTTTTTCAGGCCAATCAACATCTGGCGCGGCTGAAGTATCGATACGGTTTAAATCAACACGATACTGTTTCCAAACGTTTAGCTGCATAAGCTCTTTATCCGTTGCAATGCCTAAATCAATAGCGTCTTGTAGTGGTGCAATGGCTTCACTCGCGACTTTCATCAAAGACTGTTTCTCTTTTAATGCTTGGGTTTGATGAAATGCATTGTCATAGCGATAGGAACAGATACCCTCTGCTAGCAGCTCAAACTTAATATTCAGTAAGTCTTCAAACTCCCCATCAAACATGACCTCATAGAAGTGCTTTTTTTCCTCTTGTTGAGGCTCAGGAATAATTTGATAGCAATCTAAATTACTTTTTTGTACCCATACGGTGATCATATTATGCCCTCACTCTGACTCGGATTTTACTGGGCGCACCACCAACACCGCCCCAAACGCATCGGAATGTTTTTCCTGAGTTTTCTAAGCGAATGCGCGCATTCCCTGATGCACCTGAATTGATCCCGACCTCGACATTATCATCGGGTAAATATGCCGCTGATGTGATAACCCCCTCTGCATCATTGAAGTAAAACCAACACCCTCGACAATCTTGCGGTAAGGCAATAGTTTGGTTATCTTTCATTCCAGCCCCTGAATAGGCGGTAATATATTTATATTGCGGATCATGGCCTTTGATTTCGTAGCGGTTATCGGCTTTATCTTGCGTCAGGGCTCCTACATCACCAGCCGTTAAGCTTATATCTGCAGTCAAAGGCTTCCCATTGATTTTGCGTGATGTGGGCACGCGCCCATTTGCATTGGCGTTAGCGTCCGTACCCGCTTTTTTCGCATCGGCGACTTTGGTATCGGTTTCGGTTTTCGTGTATGCGCTCACATCACCAGCCGTTAAGCTAATGTCTGCGGTCAAAGGCTTCCCATTGATTTTGCGTGATGTGGGCACGCGCCCATTGGCATTGGTGTTAGCATCCGTACCTGCTTTTTTCGCATCGGCGATTTTGGTATCGGCTTCAGTTTTTGTGTATGCGCTTACATCACCAGCCGTTAAGCTAATATCTGCGGTCAATGGCTTCCCATTGACTTTGCGTGATGTTGGCACACGTCCATTGGCATTGGTGTTAGCGTCCGTACCCGTTTTTTTCGCGTCGGCGATTTTTGTATCGGCTTCGGTTTTTGTATATGCCCCCACATCACCCGCTGTTAAACGAATTAGCTTGCCTGTTGGTTTACTCATTTAGTTACCTCAATCGAAATAAAATCTGTTGCTTTTAATGCTTCAGCCAGAAATAAGGTTGTTCCTTCAATGGTGTAAGCGTGGCCTTGTGGCTGCGATAGGCCGTTCAATGTCACCGATAACACTTTGACATTGCTAATGGGAAAAGACGTTTCTCCGCCTTTTACTGCGGGTGTTAAAGAGGAAATGTCTAGCGTCGCATTATCGCCTTTATCACCTTTATCTCCCTTGGCACCTTTATCACCCGTTAAACCCTTATCGCCTTTTGTCCCTTGCTCACCATCGTTAACAGTGAAACTTACGGGCGGCAAAGCAAGCCCCTCATTATTTTTAAATATCAGTGAGACGGTACGACTTTTAGCCATAACTTAACCTCACGGATTTTCCTTAATTTGAACTTCAACACTGACAATGCTTGCCCCTTGTGCACCTGCTGCGCCTTTATCGCCAGTAGCTCCCTTATCACCCGTTAAACCTTTATCACCTTTGTCGCCTTTTGCTCCCGCATCACCTTTTGCGCCTTTTTGCTCTGCAATAAATTGCGCCTCGGTTTTGTTGGCATTCGCGGGAATTTTCTTCCATGTTTCAAATGTGGACTCACCGTCTGTGACCTCAAATGAAGCGGGTAATACTTTCCCATCACTGGTTTTAAAATTTAATGTGACTGTTTGTTTTCTTGGCATTTTCTTTCCCTAATCATGATTTAATATCGACGGTGATATCGTCAATTGGCTGGAATTTTTCTTCGTCTAAATAGATGCCGTTATCAGAGCCTGTTGTGAGGGCGTTCCTCGCATCTTTGCTAATCGGTAAGCCTCCCGCTTGCAGGGTGCTAATCAGTGGGGCATCAATAACAATTTGTACTTGCTCGCCTTTCTTAAGCGCCTCAGCAAGCAATACTTTGTTATTTTCGATGGTGTATGAATACCCGTCGTGCTGGGTGAGTCCATTGAGGGTGAAAAGGCAGTTTTTAAACTGGTAGGGCGGGGTTAATTCAACCTCTCCACCCGCGGCGGTGAGTTGCCATGTACGGGTTTCAAAAGTGACCTTTTCAAGCTCATCGGTTAATAGCTTTTGCGTGACAACAAGCGTATGACTTTCACCCAGTTTATTGGCAAGTTGGACAAATCCTTTTTCTGTTGTCGTGGCGTCAGGGTGTTTACGGCTTTTCTCATGCTGCTCAAGGGCTTTATTAACAAACTCGCGAGTCGCCAGCACAACGGACGGATCAACTTTGACCGTGACCGCTTCGGTGTGACTCACAATTAACACCATGCGAATAGTCTGTGTACGACCTGAGCCCTCGGCTAACAGGGGCTTATAGGTTTCAGGGCAATTCGCCACGGCGACTAATAACCCCGATTTATCAAACAAACCAATTTCACGTATCCACCATCCCCCCTCATTTTCGGGGATCACTTGCTCGGCGATAACCTGATTTGCATTAATTTCATCAATAAAAAGCGTGTTAATGGCAGCACGACGTTTTTCATTCAGTAATTTAGTTTGCTTGGTGTCTGGTGTAGGTAAAGTGCCGCCGCCATCCCCCACTGACATGTGCGTAAGCTCAACTTTAGTGCCAAGCGCTGTGGCCTCAGCCAGCACTTTTTCACCATAAGTGGTAAGTAAGGCAAAATATTTCATTGGAGGGTGATCCTCATTTCATCAATTATGTGAATAGCTGCGCCAGTTGATGCTCTCGCGCTCACGCTGATCACTTCAGGTATGTATGGATAAACGGTTAACTCATCCCCGCCGTAACTTGTCACCGCGCAATGCACTTGTCCTTTCACTTCTAGCTGAATAGTGAGCCCGACTAAATGACGGCTTGCAGGCTTCGCATCAAAAATTAATGCTTCTAACTCTTGATACATTTCCTCAGTGATACCCGTTTCAAGCACGCCAATATCAAGGCGAAACGTGCCCGCGGTTTCATTGGTTTTCCACCACTCAATCACGCGGATTAAATAGCCCAATGGCTCAACAACACGTCGCAATGCGCCAATCGTGCCTTTGTGCTGATGAATAAACATGGCGGCCTTGATAGCATTTCGTTTCGCGCTTTCTGTCCAGTTTTTATCCCATCGGTCAACACTGAACGCCCACGCCAAATACGGCAGTAAATGTACAGGGCATAAATCAGGGTTCCAGAGTTTACGAATGGGTATGGGGACTCGCTCAATCTGCGCCAGTGATTCAGCGGCGGCGATCTCTAAGGGGGATGAACCCACAGGCAATAAACGATTATTCATCTGAGCCCCCTAATGCCACATTGATTTGCGTACAGAAGCTCGCCTGTGTTTTATCTAGCTTGATATCTGAGGTGGGCTTTTTCAGTTCGACACGTTGCACACCTTGCACATGCAATGCGGCATATATCGCACTGAGCACAATGTCACGGCCTAAGCGGTGTTGCTGTGTCGCATAGCGTTTAATTTGTTCCTCTGCCGCCGCCATGATGGGTTCGTATTCTGGGGAGGGATAGCAGTAGATCACCGCGTCGATTTCATAGTTAACGATAGTTGCTGATTGGACGGTCACGCGATCAGCCACTGGCCTAACATCCTCATCGTTTAATGCAATATTCACTTTTTCGATTAAATCCGCTGACGCACTGCCGTTCCCCTCGCGGGATAAAACGGTAACCGTGACGTGAGCAGGTAATGGGCTAATGACGGAAGCGTCAGAAACCCGACCATCGGCAGACCGTGCGTGATATTCATAACTGCCAATCGGGCCTGCTACGCTTAATGCCTCAAAAGCCGCGGGGATACGCAAGCGTAAATTGGCATCAGACTCATACACTGGCGCAATCGGTGGAATAGCGTTTTCATCACCCGCTGATAACATTAAGCGTTTCACGTTATTATTGGCGGCAAGCTGGTCAAGGTCGGCACCCGTAGCAAAGGCCACCATACTTGCGCGAGCGGCTTCATTGACCCGCTGGCGTAAAATCAGTTCACGGTAACAACTTTCTTGCAATAACTTGGTAAGCGGCTCAGATT